GCCGCTGATCGGGATTCATGCCTGGTTGGTTACCAGTCATGTTTCCACCACCAACGACTGCTGCAGCTCTTCTATCCATCGGTGGGCAACCCACTGATGTCGTGCAAAACACGACTCCATGATAAGGAGGATTATAAATGCCAAGTAAAAGTATCTCGTCAACGCCCGTGTCGAATGGTCTGGGGTATATGTACCCTAGGGAATCCGTGATTCAATCATGGAACCATTCGCCGAAAGTTAACGGTAAACCTCTTTACAGGGCTAACACTGTCTATCACCAACGTGTAAAAGTGCTTACAACGGGTCGGAAAATGAACTCGAACAACCATAGTCGCACTGCGATTTATGGAACTTCGAGCAAATATTCGTCCCCGCCGAGCATTGACAGTGGCTTTACTGCTCAGGTTCAGAACCGTGCATACCGTCGCTTAATTAACACCATTCGTGGTGAAAAGGCAGAGATGGGCATAACGGCTTTCCAATGGCGTCAATCGTGGACTATGATTGCCCTTCGGGCAAACCAAATCCGAAAGATTGCGTCAAAGGCTGAACGTCAGGCAGCACGGGAAAACAAGCGCCGCAAGGCGCTCCGTGCGAGAAATCGTAGAGCAAGAGGACGTGCCCAAGGCATCCGACCGCGAGATCTAGTCCCGGTTGGCTCCGCTAATGTGTTCCTAGAGGGAATATTCGGTTGGCTTCCGCTGCTATCTGATATCCATCAGTATGCAAAGGTTGTCGCCGATGACTTTCCCGTCGGGTTCCTTAGCGAAACCGTGAAGCAGTCGAAGCGACTGGCGTACCCTCTGGTACAGCCTTATGTCTTCGGCGATGCTTCATTAGAGGTTCGAGTTACCCAGGCTTGTTTTGTTCAGGTTAGCAACCCGAACGTCTGGTTACTCAATAAACTGGGTCTTATCAACCCAGCGTTAGTTGTGTGGGATGCTATCCCCTGGTCTTTTGTTGTTAATATGTTCGCAAACGTGAACCATGTTATCAGCAGTTACACGGATACTGCGGGTTTGACATTGACCAATGCATCGACCACCACCCGGTGGCGTGTGCAGGAATCATGTCATCTTCGTAGTCTTCCGGGTTATGATCAGATCGAGGAGTTTAGCCACTTTGACAGGACTGTGAAGTCGCGTCAATTGGGGTTGACTCTACCCGTGCTTCAGACCAAGCTGCCTAAACTTGAATGGGGTACCGCGTTAATCGCGGTATCTCTGATGGCTCAGCAGATTTCACGTTTGAAGTTCTTTAAATAATCCTTTCTAAGATTGGAAATGAAACCATGCCTCAAGCAGCAAATATTACCGTCAATAACGGTTCCGCGGTCGCTAAGACCTTCACGCTCCTCTCGCCTGCATCCGGTGACGGCGGCATTGCCAAATGGGCACTAAAGGAAGGCGGCTCTCCAGTCGCTTTCCCCGTGCTCACCATGCAAGCTCGCCCGACCCCAAAGAAGGCTCGGAAGACGCAGATGAAGGTGCACATCCCCTACTCCTACACCGATACGACCACTGGTCTGGTGAAGGCGGGGCCTGCTTTCGAGTTCAACGGTGACTTTACTGTCCCAGACGAATTCCCCGAAAGCATGCGTGCTGACGCTGTTGCATTTTGCAGCAACATTGTCGCGAACACCCTTGTGAAAGAGTGTTATCGCGATGGTTATCCGGCTGTTTAACATGAAGTCGATCAAACAAGTCATCTTGCTTGTCTTGTCCATGGCACTTGTTGCTGTTGGCGAGTTGATTGCTCCTATGGAGCGCGTTGGGTTGTTCACCCTCCTGTAATGTTAAATTAAAAGGATTTCTTATGTACCAAGTACACAAGGTTGCTGCTCTCCTAGCAGAGCAACTAGGGACCCCCCGTGCCTTAACCACTGAAATATTGTGGCGGTACGGGGAGATAGCGCAACTGCAAGAGTTGCGTACAGATCCGTCCAATTACCTGGATGCTACTTCGTACCACAAAGACGTCATTGCGACGGATTTTGTGCGGAAGTGCGCGTTTCCAGGTTCTAAAGACCGCCTTAAACAAGCGGCTGTGGACGGGTTTCTCGCTTGCGAGAAACGTAATTGGAAGACCAACGAGAGACTATACCGGTTTGTCGATAACTACGGGCTCACGCCCAACGACCAACCCGTCATGCTTTTCATCGAAGCCTGGCGTAAAGAAGTTGCATCTCTACTAGGACCTCTTCCGAGCAATCTGACACCGCAGTTCAGCGGTGGGTCAACAGCGTCCGATCGGGGACATCTCACGACGGTACCCGACAAAATGACATCGCATCCTTCTTACTACCCTGAATCGCTAGGATTACTGTCCCTATGGTGGGAGACAGCCTGGGGTCGTGCTTGCGCGGCCTCCCATGGTTCCGATAGCGAACGCGCGGCGATCCACCCTAAGGTGGTTCGTTCAAACGTATTCTTCACCGTCCCAAAAGATGGCCAGAAGGATAGGGGTTGCTGTATGGAAGCTAGCTTATCTCTCAGCTACCAGCTGGCAGTAGGCAAAGTCTTCCGTAGCCGTCTTCGTACGGCATACGGCAATGACTTGCAACGAGGTCAGGACAAACACAGGATCTTAGCCCAACAGGCTTCGATTGATGGAAGACGGGCAACCGTCGACCTAACTGATGCGTCTAACCTCTTAGCCCGGGCCCTCCCGGAACTCATTCTACCTTACCAGTGGTTTGAGTTGGTCAACTCTCTTAGAGCGCCTATGGTTAATATTGATGGCCGGGAATACCGGCTTGAGATGTTTTCCTCCATGGGTAATGGTTTCACGTTTGAGCTGGAGACACTTGTGTTTCACAGCTTGGCGCGGACTATTTTAAAGCTGAATGGCGCTGAAGATCGGCTTGATGAAATCTCTGTTTACGGAGACGACATCATTATACCGACCGAGTTTGTCTCGGATTTTCTTTCAGCACTATCTTATTTTGGGTTTGTCCCGAATAAGCGTAAGACCTTCGTTACAGGTCCATTCAGAGAGAGCTGCGGTGGAGATTATTTCGATGGCACACCCGTGAGGGCTAGCTATCTGAAAGAACTCCCGACTGAACCGCAGCATTGGATCTCACTCGCGAATTCCTTGTGGCGATTACCCCAGCAATGGGCAAGTCGTGCAAGGATGGAATGCCTTAAAAACATTCCAGCGACTGTGAGATCCTGCCAAGGACCTGAAGCCTTGGGTGACATCTGCCTTCACGGACCTGTCGTGTTTCACAACACTAAGGTCTTTATCCCTCGTCCGCAGCATCAAAGCTGTTGGCACGACGGTGAGAAGGTTGCTGTCACCCACTACAGGGTTTACCGCCCTGTAGCTCAGCCACTTCCTTGGCATTACTGGTATCCAGATGTTCAGCTAGCCTCAGCCCTTGCGGGCGTTGGTGAAGATGGACCCGTTCCCCGTAACGGAGTCTCTGGATACAAGTTAGATTGGGTGCCTGCGCCTGGTAACGCATGGCTCCCAACTAGTCGGCTGTAAGACCGACGGTGCGACCTAACAAATCGCACCGGATGCTTTTGTGGTTTGTCACCACTGGACCCCTTTGGGGATAAGGGCCTCGGCTCGAAAAGGT